TTAGTTAGACATCTTCCAAAGTGCCATTGGATGCTTTTTCAGCCGTCCAATAACTTCTTCATCATCAAATAGCAATTCCGGCAAATATTCTTTTTGACTAAAGCAATCCAGAAACTGCTTTTCTCTATCTGTGAGCTGCATCAAATCTTCCAAATAAAATTTCACTTGCTCCCTCGTCTTTAGCAAATCAAACTCCTCACTCTTTCGCTTTACGGGAAGTAAATCCGTGTGAATTTTGTGAAATGTGATATCATCTATTCTGCTCACATCAATCTGCTCAGGCACTTTATCATTTCCCACCGCCATATAAAACAAGGCACATTTTTTCAACATTTCTCTCTCGCTCTCATCAAACAATCCAAATCGAATCATGTTGCTGATGTCATACAAATCTCTTGCTGCCGCCCTGTCAAATAGTGCTTTAATTTTGCTTCCAAATAGCTCCATTCCTGAAACAGCAAGCACCGTAGTTTCATCAAAAATGCCTCCCGTTACAATTTTTCTGTGTACAAGCGGAAGGATATGTGTCCGCATGGAATAATTAATTTCAATTTTAATATTATCCCTAACCTCGGCGGAATTGATGTATGTAAGAATGCTGCTATCCAATGAATGCCTGCTCTTTGATTTTTCACTGAGTTCATATCCATGTGCCTGCATATATTTTGATAAATCCTGCGAAATTATCTTTCGTTCTTCCATCATTCCAGTGCGAGAGATGTCCACAGAATAGTCCAAATCAATATCTACAGAAAGTCTTGGGAGATTGAATACCGTCAAATTGATTGCTGTACCGCCTTTCAGGGCCAGTCTCTCTTTCATAAGGGGATGGGAGTTCATAAATGCCAATATATCTGTTAATCTACAGACTTTCTCCAAGGTATCACGAACAAACCCTTGCTCTTTCGCTATTTTATTTAATTCTTTCTTCGTCAGATTCATTTACTCCTCCAATTCTGCGACACGTTTAAAGTCCTTTGGGATATACAAATTCCATTCAGGACAATATTCCATAGTCTCCCTGTTGGCATCTGATGAAAAATACCGGCGGCTCTTCTTCATTTTATCATGGCAGATTTGAAAGAAAGCGCCATGAAGTTTCAGCATATCTTTCAGATGCTCCAAGAGAAACCCTGTTTTCTGGTACAGGAACTGTTTATCATATTTGTCAAGATATGCAATAAGTTTGTTTTCATCCAGATAGGGAATCATTTTCAGACATTTGAAAAGTTCCGATAATCCACCAGCTTTTTCTATATCATTGATAGAATCTAATACAGTTCTTTCATAATCCGTTACTCGGATATCATTCTCTTTCTGGACAACTCCATCTGTAATCCGTTCCGGAAAGTAATGAAACTCATATCCATCATATGAAAAAGTCCTGAATCGCTTACTGCCAGACACCTGAACCTGATACATCATCTGATTCGTCAGCCCATAATATTCAAATGCCGCATGGTGCGAAATATAACCTTCTTCTAATGCGTGACAACCTATCTCGAAACGGTTTGCTATTCCCGCTCCTGTCTCCATACTGATTGCTACATACAGATTCTTTCTAACCTGCTCAATATATCCCTTCTGTAAATAACGAAGCAGCAACGAAGATATTGTATTCCGATTGCCTCCAACTATCTCCATTAAATCCTGATAGGAAAAAATACGTTTGTCTACCAATTGCTCATAATATTTCATAGGATCTCCTCCTTTTTTTAAATTTAGCACAAATCCGTTTATTTTTCAACCTATTTGCTACTTTTTTAAAATATAATTTATTGTGCTTATATATAGACGTATCTGATGTAATTTTAAAACTCTAAATCAAAAAATAAGCCGACCAGGCATTGACCCAGTCGGATAACTTTTACACATCTTCATTTCTACATTGTATCTCCGTTCCTTCTAAAAAGATTATCACCAAATTTCCATCCTCACACACCCTGATATGATCCACTGTCTTCAACATAAAATCTATCTCCATTTTTTCCATTGGCTCAGTTTCTCGCACAAACTCTATAAACCGCATTGCCCTGTATGCTACCAGCAAGTCATCTCCCCTGGTCTGTTTATCCCAATGCTCCATGAAATCCTCTCTGCTTTCCACAACGGCATTCCAAGCCATTACAAACACTTTCTCTAATGTACTCTCCTCCACATGCCGATTCCCACACCCCATCACCCCTTTCACTTTATAACGCTCACTGCATTGCCATACCTTCCTATCAACTCCCGTACTGCTCCGCCAACCTTTCCGTGCAAATACCTTACCACAATTCCCACACACTACCTTAGAAGCAAACGCATTACTCTCCGTTCTGCGTGAATAGGAATTCGTCCCATGCTCCTTCATATATTTCTTTCTTCGCTTAATCTCAAGCTGCACACATTCCCATATTCGCGGCTCAACAATTGCTTCATGGTCTTCCTCCACATAAAACTTCTGAATCTCCCCATTATTCACCACACGCTTCTTAGTAAGAAAATCTGCTGTGTAACTTTTTTGCAGAATAGCATCGCCTTTATATTTTTCATTTACCAACATGCTTAGCAGCGTTGTAGACTGCCACTTCGTACTGCCATCCCAATTCTTTATTCCTTCCCTCTCAAAAATCCGCTTAATATAATCCACAGTCTTTCCGCTTAAAAATTCCTCATACAGCCGTTTCACTATCTTCGCCTGTGCTGGATTCACCACCAGCTTCCCATCCTCATCCGTATCATAACCTAAAAACCTCTTCGTACTCATCTTATGCTTCCCCGTTTCAAATCTCCGGCGTATCCCCCATGTGGAATTTTCAGAGATAGACCGACTCTCATCCTGCGCCAAAGAAGAAAGGATTGTCAGCAGTACTTCCCCCTTAGCATCCAGCGTATTGATATTTTCCTTTTCAAATATAATCCCAATGCCCAACTCCTTCAATTCCCTCACATAATTCAGACAATCCAACGTATTCCTTGCAAACCTGCTGATGGACTTGGTAATAATAATATCAATCTTCCCTGCCCGGCAATCTGCAATCATACGATTGAACTCATCCCTTTTCTTGGTATTAGTTGCTGAAATACCCTCATCGGCATAAGTACCTGCGTATTCATAAAGGGGGTTTTCATTTATATAAGTGGTATAATAATTCACCTGATTTTCATAACTTAATAACTGTTCTTCTTGGTCGGTTGACACCCGGCAATATGCTGCCATCCGGAGTTTCCTCACAGACTGGTTCCGGCTGGGATCCGGTGCCAAACTCTCTCTTGCTGGTATAACGGTAATGCTTTTTGCCATTCCTTAAAACCTCCTCTACAACCATTTGCTCTGTAATATCCTGTTTTTGTACCTCTGCATCAGGCACCCGTATGCCCTTGCAACACTGCTTTCCCTTCTCAATATAGGTGCTGCATTGCCACTCAATCTTTTTCTTATAAACCTGCCGCCGCCTTAAATTCTTGCCACAGTATGGACATACCAGGAGGCCGCTTAAGGGGTAGCGATTCTGATACTTTGAGGTTCCCCCTGTTCCGATGTTCTTCTCCTTTTTCCTCTTATTCGTTACTGCCTGCACCTGTTCCCATTTTTCAGGTTCAATAATGGCAGGATGATTGTCCGTAATGTAATAGCTTTTCACCTCGCCCCGGTTTTTCCTGGTCTGATTTCTTTGATTCTCCGGTGTGTAGTACTTCTGCAGATGAAAATCGCCCTTGTATTTTTCATTGGAGAGCATGCCTGCAATTGTACCGCATTCCCATTTCCCATCGGTAATGGTAGGCACACCCAGATCATTCAACAGCTTCGCCAGCCGGAAGGTGCCGACACCCATCAGATAAATATCGAAAACCAATTTTACAATCTCCGCTTCTTTCCGGTTAATCTTCAACTCTCCATATTCATCCTTGTCATATCCAAGGAAGCGAGATGTGGTAATCATCACCTCTCCTCGTACAAATTTCTTCTGAATACTCCATTTGTTGTTCTCACTCATGCTCCTGCTTTCTTCCTGGGCAAAAGAAGCGAGGACGGCAAGCATCATCTCACCATCCCCTGAAAGAGTATTGATATTCTGTTCTTCAAAAAAAATACCGACACCCAGTTCCTTGAGCTCTCTTGCAACTTTCAGAACGGTGACGGTATTTCTCGCAAACCTTGATATGGATTTTGTGATGATTAAATCAATTTTCCCTTCCTTTGCCTTTTGGATCATCTCCTGGAACTGCGGTCGGTTTTCACAATAGCCGGAGATTCCCTGATCCGCATAGACACTTGCAAACTCATACTCCGGATTGGAAGTAATCAGTCTCTCATAGGTAGCTGTCTGATTTTCCAACGAATCCTCTTGTCTGCGACTGTCGGAGGAAACCCGGGCATAGGCACAGGTTCTCTTTTTCCTTATTGTTTCTGGCTGCCTTGTCTCAATTATCTTTACTTTCATCGCTGAACCATCTCCCCAAAATACTCTTCTGTAAAATGCTTAATCCGCTGATACATCTGCTCCGCATCTTCTGCTTCTTTTGTACACACTACATCCACATATGCTTTTTCACAAACCCCCATAAACTCCATGAACTGTTTCCAATCACGGGCAATCGTAGAAGATGCAACACTTATCACCACGTCAATGTTCCCCGACTTAATTTCAGATTTTAAAAGGGCAAATTTCTTTCTGTCTGGATCATTTCCTGACGCTACTTCGAAAAACAGCTTTATATCCCATTCCTGCTTACCATACCGCTTTTCCAGAGTGCTTAAAACGGCATCCATGAATTGGGTGTAATCTCTGTCACGATGATTCATCCTGCAGTAAAATGCCACTCGTTTGATTTTTCCTGATATTGTCATAAATATAGGTACTCCTTTCGTTTTTTGGTAGTCTATTAATCACTCTGAATCCCAAATAAGTCAAGCAGATAAGCGGTTTCCACCTCGCTATTTTTCCGTCCTTCCAAACATAAAAAATAAAGCGAAAAAAATAGTCCGACAGGGAAATCCCCACCAGGCAGCATTCCTTCTGCAATTATATCCGTGTGGCATAATCAAGGGCGATCCACCCAGCTCCGGATTTCAGCCTTCCCCATCCGTTAGTCGAACCTACACCAGATTTTACCTCCATGATGGTAAAGACTCCAAAGCCTGTCTTATGCCCAGTTATGGCATAATTCGTTCCAGCTCCAGTTCGAATATTCAAATCCGTGATACCGACCTTCACATTAAAAGGCACACTAGAACCTTCTCCTATTCCAGTCAGACTCTCCAAATACTCTACATACGGTTTCCCAGTAGTAATAAACAGACCAGATTTCAACTGGTACCAGTTTTTGTCCTCACTAATTCCTACCACGGTAAACGTGCCTTCGTGAATGACCTGATCCACATTATCACACATGGAAGGTGATGTACGGATATTCAGCCCATCACTGCCTTTGTAAATCACACGAACAGAACCAGATATGGGATTCACCTTCTGACCGGAATTATTGGAAATTGCAGCACTAGAATTACCGATGATATTTTTCAGGATGGTAAGAATCTTTGTTCCGTATCCGGCTCCTGCCGCCCAGCCTTTTCCCTGTGGATTCTCCTGAATACCCAGCCACTCCACATATTCCGCAGAGCCTCTTGTTACATATTTGAAGCGTGGATCGATATTATCATTTACCAACGTCTCCGTACTCGCATAAGCCTTTAGGTGCTGAATCTGACAGCGGATACCTAGCTGCAGGGTGGCAAAAGATAATCCCTTCATGCCGTTCTGGGTTACTCCCATTCCGGCAAAGTTATTCTGTTCTAAAGTAACCGCTGACTGGGAAAAGCCAAAATTCCCAGTTTCCAGACAACTTTGTGCAAAGGCAATGTCACCACGGACACCCTCGACCTGTCCTTCTGAAAGGTAAAGCGGAATCATATCCAGAACAGACTGTGTCACATCTGGATTCTTCTGCTTAAGATATGCCTGCATCTGCTCTGCGGCAGCAACTGCATTTCCCATGATTCTGCAATAACCGCTTGTACTATTCGATTTCTTCACACCGAAGTATTCTGCAATGATATTTGCTTCTGCTTTTGCCAATGCCCCCAGGTTATCATCATTTAATAACCAGTTGGTGATACTGGTGTTGGTATGGAAGGAATGCTCCAAAATAATGCCTGGAGTTCCAACAGTAGAAGCCCCACGGAGCACCCCATAGTATTCTCCGTTTGAACCCTGCCTTGTGGCTGTTCGTGCATCCTGATTCGTTCCCATGACACACTGTATCTCCTTTGCCAGTTTCAAACCAATGTCAGTACTTGAGCCATTCAGTAACACATATGCCACCGGATAATCCACTGACTCATTGACATAACTTCCTGCCGCATTGGAATGGTCGGATATAAACAGGCTGCACCCTGCAGATAACGCTCCTCTGTCATACAACCCTCTGTCCGTTTCCTGATTGCTTCTTGTGGTAATGACTTCTATTCCATATTCCTCTAAATATTGTTTTTGAAGAAGGTGCAGCTTCCACACCATATCGCTTTCATAATATTTTCCATTCGCCGGAGACTGATTGTATTTCCCATAATGCCCGGCATCCAGACAGATTTTAATTCCCATCATGACCTCTCTTTCCAAAAAAATACACCGCCAAAGCAGTGCCTACTCTTCCTTTTTGTCTTTCAATTGTTCTAAAATGTCCTTAAGCTTCTGCGGAACCGGCAGACCAATCAAAGCCGCATTTTCCAAGATGGAAATCCCCTCATTGGAAAGGTAAAAGAAAATGACTGCGGTTCGGATAATGTTCCCCTGCTTCAACAGATAGGTATCAATGATATGCCCGATTGCCACCAGGCAGAAAATCAACACCTTTTTAAAGATACCCTTAAATCCCACTTCACTGGATAACTTTTTCTGAATGACCGCCAACATAATCCCTGTAAGATAATCGATGATGACAAATACCAAAAGGGCATATAAGAAGCCATCAAAGCCGCCAAAGAACCATCCCATAAAACCGCCAATTGCTGCGAATGCACACTGCATCCAAGTTACAAATTCCTTCATTGTTTCGTCCTCTCTTTCTACATTTGAATATAAAAAAAGCAGCCTCCTTAGACAACTGCAATTCTCCGTTTTCCTATTCCTCTGTTAATGTGTACGTTATTTTCATCGTCTTATCTACCGTCTTAACAACGGCAGAAGCCAGATTATTAATGGTAGCCAGATACGGCGTCAGAAGATACATGGTGCGGTACTTTGAACCATAGCTTCCTCCCCATCCCAGCAGGAAGTTTTTGTACTGAAACAACGGCGTTGCTGCATCATTTAGCCTTGTACTTCCCTGCGTGTGGATAACCCGGTCGGAGATTGTAATCTGAAAATCCCCGCCGATAATCAGATCCCCGATTAACGTCATGTAAACCTCACTGGTACCAGAACTACAAAGCGGCTTAAATTGGGATGTGAATCCAAACGCAATCAAAGTCACGTCTGCAGAATTCGTAAGATTGATTTTATAAATTCCCTGCTTGGTGTATGCCATCGCATACAGATAGCCTTTTCTGACACAGCATTTCACATATCTCTTTGGGTACGTGTCATCCGGATTGCGGCTCCCGACTTCAATCAATGCTGCATTCGACAGTGTCCAGCTTCCTTCTGCAAAGGAATAATCCGTTTTGGAAATCTTTATCCAAAGCATGACCGCATTTCCGCTGGAGTTGGACTGATTGGAAAATCCATACCAGTATCCGTCACCGCCATCCATGAACTCCCCATATTTCGTATAAGACCCATAGAACATAAACTGGGCAGGCTGAATCACCGTGTCCTTAATCACGGTATAAGAGGAATCGTCCAATGTTTCATTTATTCCAACCGTAAAAATAGGAATATGAACTTTCCGGATTCTCACCCCTGTGCTTTCATAGGTGATGGTGTAAAAACAATTCCCTTCAAAATCCACTTCCACCGCTTCAAACAACACCAGCAGTTCCGCTTTCGTCATAGTAGACGGGAGAGAAATGCTTTTTAATTTCAAAAATGTAGTACTGTCATTTACTAAGCTGCCATAAGCGTTTGCACCTCCCTGAGCACTGGTTAGTGCCACGGCCGCTATTGTCCCGTTTCCCTGGCTTGGGGTAAATTCCCATACAAACTTGTAGCCATTATCTATCTTCTTGCTTTCTGTCTGATTCATGCTGCCTCTTGCGAGATTTGCTGTCGCATTCACATCATTCGATGCATATGCCACCGGCATATTCCCTGATAGTGTATAGATGCTGTCTGTATTTTCGTCCAATGCCTGTGAGAATAGCAGGATGCCGCCAATCATATTCGGACAGATTGGCAGAAGGTTTCCCTTCCAGGCAATCCCATCATAACTATCCCCAGCCACATAAAACACCCCCATTGGATTTAAGCCAATAATGTTATTCACAGAGTTTGTCACCATGTTTTCTTCCGTTATGACTGTTACTTCATCTGTATTCACATCGGTCAATTCTATGGCCATATTTCCCTTTAACTGCATGCTTAACTCCTCCTAACTCATATCGACTGGTCTGCCAAATGCACCGATTACTACCATTCCGATACTGTCTGCCATATTCGTTTTCATTTCCTCCATTGTCTGGAAGGAAACATCATCTGCAATTGTCTCTGTAATGAGACTTGTCTGTACTGAAAATGGAGTAATGCTCTCTTCCAATGTAATCGTACCATCCCATGCCATCGCTGCTGCCATGCTCTGTCCGCTAATGGAGGCAATACACCCACCGGTTTCAATCGCACCACTCCCTTTGCTTATCCGCAGATATACATTGAACGTATTGGTGATATTCGGTGCCAGATGATCCACTGGATAATAAAGGGATAGGATATGCTTTCCGCTGCCCCATGTTTCCGTTGGATGATGGATCAGGATTTTCTCATCATTGAACTCATAAGTCACATAAGCCACTGCCCTCCCATCATCAGCAAAAGTTACCGGAAGTTCCACTTCCACACTGACATCGTTCGTGATGCTGCTCCCATCCTCTGCCGCCCCCGGAATTGGAATGACAACCGTACCTTTTGCATTTCCATCTTTTATAATCTGCCCAGCTGTTATATCCACAAGCACCGCCGCCTGAAACTGCACATGGGTTTCCTCACTTGCTGCAAACTCTATGCTGATTATCCTCACATCTGTCTCCCCAATGCTATATCCGGAAGCATTGGTAAAGGTATGGATTCCTATCCTCCCGGCTTCGATCTGGTTCAGCAGCCCGGAAATGTTTTTATCATTTTTGGATTTTGCCTGTGCCAGTCTCGGATTCTTTCCAACACATTTTAATTTATGCTTTCCATTCACTTTACAGGTATATCCGGTAACGCAGGATAGCTGTTTCTCATCTGCCTGGCCACCTGAGAAGATAAGCACATCTCCCAGATCCAGTGCCGGATTTCCTATGGTATCTGAATCAAAAGGAACATAACGGATGACCGATAAATCAGCTAAGATATTTTCCAACAGCTTCTTTCTCGTCTCCTCAAGACCGAACTGCAATAATGGATTAATACTAAGATTCATGGTTAATCCGTCATCCTGCTCCAGAGAATAATACTCTGCAATCTGCGTTCTCACATTGGTGGAACTGATAGCAGTATAGCGGGTGATGAAATCTGAAAAGCTGCTTGTAAAGCGGTGCTTATCGGAAATGGTGAATACGGATAAGCTGCCATATTTGCGAATTTCCAAACGGCCTTCCCGGTTGATTGCAAAAAAGCAGCCCAACACCTGACCCGTATAGAAAAGGACATCCCGGTACGTTTCAATATCATTTTCAGGATAAATTGAAAGTACCTCTGCTCCATTTGGCATTGCTTCTACTTCCTCCTGCCTATGTGCCAGTTCCACATTACAGGCTTTACAGCATAAAGAAAGCAGGGCATACGCATTCCCCACTGTTTCAAACCCATTAAAGTCTCTTTCAAACCGAAGCATGTAATCATAAGCTTTAATTTCGAGACACCGTCTGGTTCGGTTTGCCTCGCTGACCTCAAAAACTCCCATCGGCACAATCTCGTAAGTATCATCAGCAAGCTGCAGATGATAGAATAACCTTACTTTTGCATCATCCAGAGTATAACGGTCAATGGAAGAAAACAGGGATATTCCCAGTTCAGCCGCATACACTGTACCAATCTCAATCTCGGTGTTTCCACAGCACTGACTGGTAATATAGCCGGAGCCTTTGACGATGTCCTCATTTCCAAACTCATAAACCACTCCCTTTTTGGTTTCAATACTTCCTGTCCAGAAAAAAACACGGGTGTTCTCCTGCACTGCATTTAAAAACGCTTCACTGACCGGATACATGAAACACCCCTTTCTTAGAATTCCTTCAATGCGAAAGACATTGTCCAAAGCCCCTTATACGAAGTATCCTTTCTCAGGCTGGCTTTATAGCCTTCCACATACATCTCTGTACGTCTGGTTTCAAGCGTTTCCGTATCAAAATAGTCCACGGTGATTTTCTTCTTCTGTTTAAACTTCGTCAGCTTCTCCAGCCACTTGGGGCTGACGGAAAAAGATACTTGAATGGTAACCACCCCTGTCCGTACCACATCCCTCTGGAAGGTTCCGGCTTCCGTTTCTCCTCCGGAATCTGCCTCTACATCCTTCAGTTCCACATCATAGGAATCCGGAAGCGGCAGTGTCACACCATCAAATATCAGATATTGAATAAATGCCATACTACCTGCCTCCTGATTTCAGATTCTGTCTGGACTGTGCATTTACAATTACTTCATCAAGCAGCGTTCCGCCAAGGTATACCGGTATGATAATATCTCCTGTATTACCGGCAGAGAAATTCCCCATCATCTCCTGAATACCTGCCATCATCCGGCTTAAGGAATCCACGGAGTAGACCTGCTGCCTCGTCATGTCTGACGAACTAACATGAGGGCTTAACACCATATCGGAAGCAACCCCCTTCACAGCCTTCTCCACCAGACCGCGGCTTTTTTCAATACCATTTGCAAGACCACCCATAAAATCCGGCATCCAGGATTCATAGTCTGTAAGTGGACCTTCATCCGGCACGGAGAAATGCAGGAAGGAACGGATTTTTTCTGCAATACCTTTCACCGCCTCGACCACATTTCCGATGGCTCCCTTAATCCCATTCGCAATCCCGTTGACAATATCAGCTCCCCATGTCCATGCACTGGAAGCCAGTCCCTTCACAAAACCTACTGCCTGATCAAAGCCTCCCTTAATGGCATTATAAACATTACTCATGCTATTACTGATACCGCTGACAATTCCTTGAAAAAAATTCGAAATGGTAGTCTTTATGGTATTTAGCACGGTAGAAATCGTATTTTTTACCGTATTCCACACTGTTGATATCGTATTGGCTACTGCATCCATTGCCATAGTGACCACTGTTTTGATCCCATTCCATACCGTATCGATAATCGTTTTGATTGTATTTAAAACAGTGGTAATGATGGATTGAATCGTATTCCATGCAGCGGTAAGAAAAGCCTGTATCGCCGTCACCACAACAGTGACTACATTTTTTATGGCTTCCCATACCGTATTAAATACCGTCTGAATGGCAGCTAAAACGGTGGTGATGATTGTCTTATAGAAATTGAATTTAGCCGTAATCAGGGTTGAAATTACTTCCAACACGGTATTGAATACGTTTTTAATCTCCTCCCACAGCTTGGAAAAGAATGCAGCCATGCCATTCCAAAGATTCTGTCCAATCGATATAATCCCGTTCCAAAGGTTCGTCAAAAACGCTCCGATGGCATTCCAGACCGTAACTACTGCGGTCTTGATGGCTTCCCATACCACAGCCACAGCATCCCTGAACCATTCGCACTTGTTCCATAAAAGAATAATAATAGCAATGACTGCTGCTATGGCAATCGGCACAATGCCTATGGCAGCAACTACTGCTCCAATAGCCGGAATCAAGGTTCCTGTTACAAATGCAATCACACCGGAAACAGCCGCTACAATCTGCGGCACTACCGTCATAATTGTGCCGACAGCTCCCACCACTTTGCCAATTACGATGAGTACCGGGCCGATTGCGGCTGCTAATAATGCAATGGTAACCACCATCTTCTTCGTACCCTCGTCCATTCCATTCAGCTTATCCACAAACCCTTGAATCCATGTCACGATCTGACGAATGGCCGGCATCAGTATTTCACCAAAGGAGATTGCCAGCTCCTCTAACTGGCTTTTTAAGATAGTCAGCTGACCGACCAGGTTATCCTGCATGGTCGCTGCCATAGATTCTGCTGTGCCGTCACAATTGGTTATGGCACTGTTTAACTTCTCAATATCTGCCGGAGCTGCATTCATAATCGCAAGGAAACCGCTCATCGCATTTTTCCCAACAATAGCCTCGGCATTGGCAGCCCGTTCCGATTCCGACATCTGCGAGAAAGCTGTCCTGCAATCCGTAAGGATATCCCCAAGACTTCTCATACTTCCATCAGCATTGGTGGTCTGCACGGTTAGCTCCCCAAAGCTGGCACCTGTAAAAGTTACCTCTCCCTGCAAGCTGGTCAGCATGGTACGCATGGCGGTACCAGCCTGGGAGGACTTGACTCCTGCATTCGCCATAAGACCGATGGCTTCGGCGGTATCTTCCGCACTGTAACCAAGGGCACCGGCTACCGGGGCGCAGTATTTAAATGTCTCTCCCATCATCGCTACATTGGTGTTGGCATTGCTGGATGCCGCCGCAAGAATATCCGCAAAATGTCCGGAGTCCGCTGCAGTCATTCCAAGGGCAGTCAACGCATCCGTCACGATATCCGAGGTCGTTGCCAGATCTTCTCCACTGGCAGCAGCAAGATTCATAATCCCTTCAATACCATTCAGCATATCACCGGTTTTCCAACCGGCCATTGCCATGTAATTCATGGCTTCTGCTGCTTCCGATGCAGAGAATTTTGTTTTTGCCCCCATTTCACGGGCTTTTTCACGCAGCCTATCCAAATCTTCCCCAGTGGCACCAGATACTGCCGCCACCTTACTCATGGCAGAATCAAAATCCGCTGCAGTCTTGATCGCCATCGTTCCAAGCGCGGTTACGGTGGCAGTAACAGGTAAAAATTTCTGACCGACGGATTCAATATTGGAGCCAATAGACTTTAGTTTCTCTCCGGTAGCACTGATTTTCTGTAAGGCTACTGCGGACTGGTCTGCCTGCTTTTCCAATTCCTCCAGTGCTTTCTCTGTTTCAACGATTTCTCTCTGCAGGGCATCATATTGGCTGGCACTGATTTCTCCTTTTGCCAATGCCTCCGCTGCCTTTTGCTGTGCGGTCTTTAAGGCCTCCAGCTTCTCTTTCGTTTCCCCTATGGCCTGAGTTAAAAGTTTCTGCTTTTGTGCCATCAGTTCCGTGTTGCCGGGATCCAGTTTTAAGAGCTTATTAACATCCTTTAACTGGCTCTGTGTATCCTTGATTTCCTTATTCACTTTTGATAGGGCGGTGGATAGTTTTGTGGTATCACCACCAATCTCTACCGTAATTCCCTGTATTCTCGATGCCACAAAGCCCACCACCTTTCCCCAATCTAAAAAAGACCCTTAAGCATCAAACTTAAAAGTCCTGTCTGTTAAAAATGGTTCATATCTTCCTGTGTAGCTAAAACCGCATACTCACAATCATCATTCCGGCTTTCTGCATACATGTCATTAATCAATCCAATGGACAGTAACTCCAAATCCTGTATGGAAAGCCCCAATTGCACACAGCGGAGTAAAAATAATGGAGTGGTCATCTCACGCTCTGTAGGGCGAAGTTTTTTTTAGCTTCCACATCTGTCTTTATATTTAATCCCCACAGTTCAATAAGCTGCGGCAGAATCTGATAAATGGAAAAGGTGTTAAACTCATCCAGCCAGACCTCTGGTGAATCGGCAATCTTAGGATCCGCATGTTTTGCCATAACAAAAGCGATATTCTCAAACATCTCCAGGCTAAACAAATCAAGATTGGAGTTCTCTTCATCCGATACTTCAACACTCTTTTCCAAGGCCTGCAAATCCTTATAGATATCTCTCTGGAATTTCAAGCGGTATATTCGGGGAATCGCTGCGGAAGCTTTAAATGCTACTTCCTGTCCGTCAATTTCTATTCTCTTCATAATGCTCATGGCTAAAACTCCTCCTCAGCTATTGCTGATAGTGAAAGATCCAGAGATGCAGGTGATACTCCTGTGCTCATTGTTGGCATATACACAGACTGATACCAATCTGAATAGACACTTTCTGTCGTCTTATCTCCGGTCTTTGCTTTCACATAGCCATTCGCTAAAGGTCTGGCTTTCACTGCCAATGTTTCCGTCTGTACCTTTCTGGATTCTTCATTGGTCTTTGATTCAATCTTTGGACGGGATGCCGAGCAGTTATACAGCACATGGCGGATTTTCTTAATATCACCATCAAACTCGAAGAGTAGGGCAAAGCTCCCTGTCTCATTATGGGCATTTTCTACCAGCACCTTATTTTCATCTGCTTCCTCTTTTAAAATGTCCATTCGAAAAGACTCCGGTATCATCGCAAGCTCCAAATCCCCATCATATCCCATGTTGTTATTAATGATGTAATATTCCACACCATCAGCATAGAAGGATTCCGGTTCCCCATTTGGGTCAAGGCTTAAAGATACCGCGCCGGGTATTGCCACCGGTGCGGCAAAAGAAACCTCTCCTTCCTCCGTCACTGTAACCGCTGCATAGTGGACATCACAGATATTGAATTTTACTTTGTTATTCATTCGCTGCCTCCATTTCATAAAGCACCTCATACAGACGCTCCGATGCAATCCATACTTCGCTTTTCGAATAAAAAATACCGTGCTTCTCTAACACGGCTTCAATACGTTTCTCCAGCCCGATATCCTTTAAATCTGTATAGACTTCGATAACCAACTGGTTGATTTTATAATAGGGCATCCCATCCGCGGAAAAGTTATTCGCTTTTGGATATAAAAATACTGCAAAAGGCGGATCCGGTGCTTCCCTCTCCACAAAGTGGTCATAAGCATAGGGCAGTTCCATCTCCTCCATCATCATAAGCACTTGTTCATGTGTCATTTTTTCAGTCCCCTTTCGATTCCCTCCTTCAGTTCTCTGATTCCGGATTCTTCTGCCGGAGCAATGTGTGAAATGGCGGCTACTCTTCCTCCGCCCCGTTTTGCATGACCTTTTTCCAAAAGGTGGGTCAGCATATATCTTGTTGGGGAATGTACCACCACAAGCAATTCGCTGCTGCTTTCTTTGAACGTCTTCACCCTCCAGCTTTTCTTATACTTTCCGGTTAGTCTCGGCGCACTGCCTTCAATCTCTTTTTTTACAGTATTACCCGCCTTCTTTACACATTTTTTCATCTCATCGGTGGCAAGCTCGGCATACTCTAATAATCCCTCCATGATGGCTTCCGCCATCTCATCCACGCTTACTGTATTAGCCACATCCTCACCTCTTTACAACAGATGCCCTGATTTTCAACATCCTGTTCTGATAAAAACGATTGTCGATAAAAGTAATGTTATAAATCTGATTACGAAATAAGATACGGTAATGCTCTGAATCCATGCAGGCCGTCTCTGAGCAGTAACGAATCAGAAAATATAGTTCCTTCTCCTCATTTATCTGTGCCGCTTCCCAATATTCCCTGCCGGATAAATTGTTCGCCAGTGTACTGCACCTGTAATAATCCTCCCAGATAAGCTTATGGTTTCCTGTCGCATCGTTTCCCGCTGTGCTTTTCTGGATGATGATTTTATCCTTCCATTGCCCTAATGTCAATCAAAACACCTCCCGGCGCATTCCAAAAAGAAGGGAACGCAGAGTCTGTGTCAGATCATCATGATCGGCTTCCTCCCGATGCTCATACAAATATGCCACTACATACAGGACGGAGAGCCTAACCATTCTGGTTTCTTTTGTAAGCTGCTCCATATCCACTCTGGCGATATCCGCACTCATCTGTTCTCCTGTGGCAATCAGTCCGGTAATGAACTCATCTTCATCTGAAGAATCCAGCCGGAGGTACTGTTTCGCCTCTTCCAATGTCACTATCACTGCATTCACCTCTTTCTTTATGACAACACATCAAAAACAAAACTAATGATTGACTAGGCCTTAAGCGTCATTGTTTTAATAGCCTCTGATAAAATCAGCTTACCATCCACTCTCTGGGAAGCTAAAAATCCCACCTGCCCTGTAGCAGCAAAGAGTTCATTCAACCGCTTAAAGGAACGTCCCTGTCTGTCGGCAATCCAGTAATAGGAGAAGTCGCCAAATGCCATCACCTTATTTCCTCCTTCCAATACCGGGGCATAGGAAGTCGTATAATACGGACGGTTCAAAATCATGTCTGGTACTCCTGCCTGCACGCTCGGCTGCCAGATATAATTGTTATTGCCGTCTTTTAACTTCCTAAGAGCCTTAACAGTGGAATCATTCAATGCCCACACCGCCTTTTTACGATACGGTGATTTCAGGGAATGGAACAGATCCATCACATCGTCAAAAGTAATACTTGCTCCCGTTGTCGTGACTCCATCAGAAGCACCGCCTGTTGCATGAAAGACACCTGTCGGCTTTCCAGTACCATCACCGATAAAGAAAGCTTCTTCCTCCTTTGCCCCGATTCTGCGGCCAAATTCTTTAGAAATATAGACTTCTAAATTAAATGCACTGTCGTTTAAGAGTTCATCGGATACCTTTAACATCGTTGCTACCTTATAAGTGCCAATGGATACCTGCCCAAAGGTGTCATCTGATTCCGGATAAGCACTCTCTTCATCAATCCAGGCGGCTTCACCTTTAGAAGATACCACCGGGATTTTCCTGTCTCCGCTTGATGTCTGAATCACAGTGGCCAGCTTCCGAAAGATATTTTCCTCTTCCAGTGCTTCTACTAAGGTTTTTTCAAACTCTTCCGGTACAAGATAACCTCCCTCGGAATCTGTACCCACCTGTAAGGCATTCTGTACATCATAGTAGTTCTTCTTACGCATATTGTTCCAGAAAGCCTTTTTGTACTCGCCGGATGCACGCCCGATTTTTTCTTTTCCGGTCAGATCCTTCTGTGGTGCATTGGTAATTGGAGAAGATGTCGGGCGGTTTAACTCTGCATCAATAGCAGACTGTCTTTCCAGCCTCTCAATCTCTTTGCCCAGATTCACCACATCGGTTTCCATTTTTTCATAGGAAGCGGTATCCTCCGCAGATAACAGACCGTCATTTCCCCGCCTAACATCAAGGAATGTCTTAGCTGCTTCCCATGCCTTTGCTCTTTTCTCTCTCAATTCCAAAATCTTATCCATAATAAAAATCCTCCTTATTAGTGTGAGATGAGACTCAGTCTCTTATAAAACTGCTCAATCGGTGTCTTTTTGCCTTCCGGCTTCGGAATTAACTTAGACAGCAGGGAATTTGTAACAGCTGCCCTTGAAAACAGGATTGCTTCCAGCTCCTCTCTATTTTCTCCCTCTTTTTTTGCATTTCCCTCCCTTTTCTCAAAGAGGATTTTATCTGCGAACCCCAATTCCAATGCTTTTCTGGCATTAAACCATGATTCGGCATCCATCAAATGAGAGAGGCGGGTACGGGAAATCCCCGTCTTTACCTCATAGGCATTCATGATACTTTCCTTAACTTCTGAGAGCATATCGATTGCCCTTACCATCTCCTTTTCATCTCCAATGGCTATTGTCATAGGGTTATGAATCATCATCATGGCAACAGGAGACATCTGCACCTCTGTTCCTGCCATCGCAATAACAGAAGCCGCCGATGCTGCCAGACCGTCAATCTTGACCGTGACATTTCCCTTATAGTCCATCAGCATGTTATAAATCTGTGCGGCTGCGAACACATCACCGCCGGGCGAATTAATCCAAACCGTGATATTACCTTCACCTGCCAAAAGTTCCTCCCTAAACAACTTTGGTGTTACTTCGTCGCCATACCATGTTTCATCTGAAATTTCTCCATTTAAAAAGAGGGCTCTCTCGCCCTCATTTCTTACCCAGTTCCAAAACTTACGTTTCATTTCCTCCTGCCTTTCTGCAGAAAACCAGTATGATTCCGATTCGCCGCCTTTTATGCTTTTGGCTACATACCTCCATCTGCTGACCGCATGGCAAAAGCTCCTGCATCCTTAAGCTTTGTCATACTTCCATTGACCAGATACAAATCTCCTCCTTCTTCAGCCGGGATCGGATTCAAGTCCTCCATCAGACGAATATCATTGGCAGAAAGCCAGCCATTCTGCCGCCCTATGGAATAGCCATTCATCCTGCTTTGGTAATCTCCACGGAGCAGTCCGTCCACGTTCAGTTTAATGAAATATTTCTGCTTTTCTGCCGGAAGAAGCAGTGTCTTGCAAAGTGCCTGTTCCCACCGTACCACCCACGGATCCAGCGTGTATTTTACAAACTCCAAAGACTGTTTCTCAATGTTGGAAAAGCTGGATTTATCCAGGTCTCCTACCATATGGGGCGGTATCCGGTAAAGTCTTGCAATTTCATTGATCTGGAATTTCCTCGTCTCTAAAAACTGTGCTTCTTCCGGCGGAATGCCGATCTGCTGGTATTTCATTCCTTCTTCCAGTACCGCCACCTTCCCCGCATTACGAGAACCACCATACACCGAATGCCAACTTTCCCTTACCTTTGCCGGATCCTTCAATACTCCCGGATGCTCCAGGACACCACCCGGATTTGCACCGTTAGCAAAGAAACTGGCACCATATTCCTCACAGGCCAGAGTCATGCCTACAGCATTCTTGGCCATGGCAATGGGGGAATAACCTACCAGACCGTCAAAACCAAGGCCGGGAATGTGCAGCACATCCTGCTGTCTGAGATAAATTTTTCCGTTTTCATGGAAGTTTGGGTTCTCATCCGAGTTCCTGGAATAGATGTAATAAATCTCTCCATTATCTGCCCGGTCAACCTCGATTTTGTCAGGTAAAAGTGGATAAAGCCCCAGCACCTGACCTCTGCCATCTCTTATAATCTGTGCATATGCATTACCCCAAACTAAAAGATGGCTCATCAATGTTTCCCGAAATACGAAAGAAGTCATTTCCTCGTTCGGCTCATCATGAAGAATGCGGTAAAGTGGATGGTCATATACCCGCATCTTTCCGATATCCGTATACTGATAAATGTGAAGCGGCAGAGATGCTACCGTCTCCGCAAGAATCCGTACACAAGCATACACCGCCGTGGTCTGCATGGCGGTTCTTTCATTCACAGGCTTTCCGCTTGTGCTTCTTCCAAAGAAAATGGAATAAGCAGAACCACCGTAACTGTTCTTAGGCTTATCCCTTGCACCTCTGATTCCAAACAAATTCTTAAGTTCCATAATGTCTCCTCAAAAATGGCAAAAAGAAAGCACCTCCAAAGAGATGCTAATTTATTTGCTAATTTTACTATATCCTAACTCACTGATAAACTAGAAATTACTAATCTTCCTTTAAGCCTGAAGAGTCCCTATCAGTTTCTTCATCCATTTTTTCTGCTTTACCAATAACCTTATCCTTCATTTCCTTTAGGCTAGGTACGGCCTTATCAGTCCACCAACGCTTAATATAGGGAGCCGCTTTATAAATCCCATAAACCGATACTGCTACAAGCAACGCACTTATAGCCGCAATAAGAGCGTCATTATCGGTATCTGTCACATCTGCATTTTCATTATTATAGCTACCACAATCAGCTTCTATATCTTCATTGTCCAACTCATTTGTTTTTTGTTTTGCAATAGAAATGGCCTGCCGGATTTCCTTTTTCCTATCATCGGTGATATCAAGCTCATCTGTTATCCCGTCGTCCCAAGTTCTAGTAGTCCATGCTCTATTGTACCAACTATATCCACCAGTCCCACGATGATAGTCTTGTTCTTCTGCATACGTCTCGCCTTTTTCTGTTACAGTGTAATTTCCAGGCTCTCCGTCCAAAAAACCCTCTTCTTTAAGGACAAAGTTCATTTCAGGGGCTGTCAATCCATATTCTTGTCCTAATAATCTGGCAGATTTTCTCATATTCCTATTTTCCTCCAATAGATATATCGTCTTCTAAAAAATTAGTCAAAGCTAAAATCTTCTCTTCAACATTTTTTTGTCTATCACCAATTCCGCTTTGACTTAGTGGCTTTTTGATATTTATAATTTCCTTTTCGCATTTTTTTCTTTCTTGAGTATCATCGACTTGCTCAAGTAAATGGAAAATCAATTTTATCTCAGGATTTTCTACTGTTTTTTCCGTAAAACCAAAGTAATTTGGATTTTTTTTCAGTTCATATAAATGAGATGCACATCGAACTAAAACAAAGACCGACTCTCCTATATAAAGTACCTCTGTTTTCTTATCCTTACATACGTCGATTTCATAAATGCCAGCTCCTATCGATTCTACTAATTTATCCTTAAAAAACTCTATTTGTATCTTCATGCTCACACCTCGGCTTAAAATTAGCTTTTTACATTCATTTCATTGTTATACTAATTCTGATTTATCTCAATCAAGTATAGCATGGAAAAAGGAAATTTAAAACACTAATATTCCCCTGCAATCATATACACTCCCACTATTTTTCTCATTCCTGATTGCCCGGTCAAGTGCCATAATCGCTGCCACCGCACCATCAATTTTCTCTGTAGATTTTTCCTTATCCGGTTTAATATTTCCTGCCGGATCCTGCTTAATGAAAATATTATCCATCATCCATCGAAGTACCGGATGCCCATCATGGGCAAGCCTTTGCTCCAAGGTCAATTCCATCAGCCGCTTAGCTGGCGGTGACATATCCTTATATCCCTGACCAAATGGCACTACCGTAAATCCCATGCCCTCCAGATTCTGCACCATCTGTACCGCACCCCATCGATCAAAGGCAATCTCCATGATATGAAATTTCATTCCCAATTCTTCAATGAAATTCTCAATAAATCCATAATGAATAACATTTCCCTCCGTAGACTTCAGCTTCTCCTGCTTTTCCCACACATCATAAGGAACATGGTCCCTTCGCACTCTAAGGTTCATATTCTCTTCCGGTATCCAGAAATATGGCAGAATAATATACTTCTCCATATCGTTTCTTGGAGGAAACACCAATACAAAAGCAGTGATATCCGTAGAACTGGAAAGGTCAAGACCGCCATAACACTCCCTTCCCATCAGTTCCATTTCATCCACTGCAAAAGCACAGGCATCCCATTTCTCCATCTGCATCCATCTAGTGGATTGCTTCACCCACTGATTTAAGCGGAGCTGGCGAAAAATATTCTCTTCCGCAGCATTTTCTCTGGCACTGATATAGGCATTCCTTACCTTCTCCATATCAATCGTATACCCTAGGGATGGATTGGCTTTCAGCCATACCTCCTCCGAAGCCCAGTCTTCCTCGTCGGCAGCTCCATAAATCACCGGATAGAACGTCGGGTCTATTTTCCTGCCAAGCAGAATATCCTCGGCCTTCTGATGCTGTTCAAAGCAAACTGAATGTCGGTCATTACCTGCCGTAGTGATGAGAAAGAATAATGGCTGGGTTCTGGCATCTCCTGATCCTTTGGTCATGACATCGAACAGCTCCCTGTTTGGCTGGGCATGAAGTTCATCAAAAATAACTGCATGGACATTCAAACCGTGTTTGGTATAGGCTTCCGCTGACAACACCTGATAAAAACTGTTGGTCGGCTTATACACCAGGCGCTTCACCGACATAACTGGTTTAATCCTTTTTTTCAGAGCCGGACACTGGTCTACCATATCCACCGCTACATCAAATACAATGGAAGCCTGCTGCCTGTCAGAAGCGCAACCATAAACCTCTGCTCCCCACTCCCCGTCACCACAAGTCATATAAAGGGCAACCGCCGCCGCCAGTTCTGATTTTCCATTTTTCTTTGGAATCTCCACATAAGCGGTATTGTACTGACGGTAGCCATTTTCCTTTACTGTTCCATAAATATCCCGAATAATCGTATCCTGCCAGGGGAGCAATTCAAAGGTAACACCCCGCCACCTGCCTTTCGTGTGTTTAAGGCAGTTAATAAAATTAACCGCATGTTCTGCCCTGACCGCATCGAACATTATCTGCCACCGCCTTTCACCAGCAGCAGTTCCATCACATCGCTTTCTTTATCCTCACCGCTGTCGGTTACAATCCGGCTTCTAGCTGATGGGGTCAGACCAAACTGCTCACAGAATTTATTCATGATTTTTAGATAGGTCTGGGCAATAGAAACCTGTGGCACCTGCTGCCAATATCCACTTGGTGTCTTGACAATGGTTCCATGCTGTGTAATAAACTCCTCCGCTTCCTTCCATCTGGCATATGCCTGACAGTATCCGGCAAAAGCAGCCATATCAATTTCCGTTAAAATGCCCAGTTCCTCCAATTGCTTACACATCCGCTTCCATTCTTTCTTAGCCTCTTCCTCCAACCATGCCGGACATCTTGGAGCCTTCTTCTTCGGCTTTGGCTCATTGGTGTTCAGGCTCCGCTTTCCCGGATTTCCTTCAAGCACCTTGACTTCTGTTGGTTTTGGTTTTCTTCCCCTCTGTGCCACTGCTTCCACCTCCCCTCCACAAGCACACTATTAACAGCATAGAAAAAGACCTCCGAAGAAGTCCCTTTTGCTCATATCATTTGAGTTCATTATTTCTGAATATCATTTTATTGGTTTTACTTTATCCATCCCATAAACCACATTCAGGCTCTCGCTACCAGCCATTGCCTGCTCCAAAATGGTCTTGTCAAACCCAAACTTAGCATAAGCCCGCTCTAAAATATCATAATATCCAGTACTCGGCACTCCCAGCTTTCTCTTCTCGTCCATGATGTATACCATGGCTGTTTTCCTTCCCCCGTCAAGTTCAACTTCCAAATCTCTTTTGTAATAAAAAGCGGGAAAGCCCTCATAGTGGTCCAGGTTTCTTTCGTCCGTCTCCTCAATCTCCCATAGCAAAACTGGAACTCTGCTTCCCGTTTTCGGCTCAATCGTTGCATATGCGCCGGTCTTAGAACCCTTAAACAACAGTCCATAACCTTCTATCTCTGATTTTCCGACCAACCTTGCTGTAGGACAACGGTATGTCATCTGCCTTTCATCCATGTTGCTTCCATAAGCAATGTAGTATTTACCCATTTCTCATTCTTCCTTTCAATATGTAGTAATGTTTACCTCTCACACCCTTAAGGGCAGCCTTGCCGCCCAGCAGGTGCAAAAAATCATCTCAAGCTGTGTGTCGCCATGCAGAATTTCCTTCTAAATGCTTCAGAAAATGAAGCCTGCAAGTCTTGAACTCCTCTCCAATAAGCCCAAGCCGGAGCATCCAGCACCGAAATGCATATTTTTCATTGTCAGTTTCTGTCTTCCTTGGAGAAGCCTTCTTTTGTGTCAATGCCTGATGGCTTACTGCCAGACAAAACTGTATGTATGCCTTTACTTCCCCAGCATGGAGGGTGCTGTTGAAAAGCCGGAACTCCACCGTACCTTTCGTAAAAGTAGCGTGAAGGTTTAATCCATGGTAACGGGTGCTGTTATAGTGCTGGTCTCGTCTGCTTAATGGATCCTCGCCGTACCAGAGGTCTGCCAGCTTCTCCATGGTCTGCGGCTTCTTTTTATTGATGGTTTCAATCAGCTCCCCATTTACTTTTTTGCAATACCAGAGTCTCTTAGGGTCAATCCGCAGTGCCTTGTAGAGAATATTCTCTTTGCTTGCCATGATGTTCACGATATTGCGTAAAGTCTGGGGTGTATAACTGCTGGCATCCACATGGATATGAATTCCGCATTTTTCGCTGATCAAGGCACCTTTGTGCCGAAGCTTCCGGATGATTTCCTGCAGATCCTCGATATCTTCATAAGTAAGGATAGGACTGACTACCTCCGTTTTGTAGGTATCGTCTGCATCTACAATCCTTCCTCTCACCTTTTTCTTGGAAACGATGCTGGAGTCGTACATAGCATTCCAAGTCCTGCCCTTGCTATCCCTGGCCTGGTATCTCCGGTAGGTATCCCCTATGTAAATGATTCCTGTGCCGAAATAATCCGCAATAACCTGTGCCGCCTGTTCCCTTGTAATTCCCGTTACTTCAATCTCAATTCCGAATCTTTGTGTTTTCATATGCTATCGTCCTCCTGTGCTTTTTTGGTAGTCTATTAATCACTCTAAAAGCACATTTTATCCAGTCAATTCGCACCATAATGTACACAAAACTCTGATTCAAATCCCACCGCAAATTGTGTGCTTTAGCGGCAGGATTCTCAGTTCCAACAAGTTTTACCGTTCTTCGGCTCCAGCCGCTTTGGCAGCCTTAGCAGCTTCCGCTCTCTGCTTATTACGGATTTTCGCCCGTTCGATTTCCTCCTGCGTCCGGAAAGCGGAATGTCCCTTCAAAGTGGAAAGCAGAGCCTTCCTGATTTCCCTGCCGCCCTGCCCTCCAAACCCAAGCCTGAGCAGCCAAACCCGCATGTAGTATTTCTCATTTTCTTCAATGGTTTCCTTTGGATTCACTCTTTTGCTGGAAAGGGCTGCAGCACACATCATGGCGGCCAAACTTGTATAAGCTCTAAGGAAATTGGTATCATCGCTCATGGGGAATCCGTCAAAAATAATGGCATCATCAGTGAAATAAAATCCTTTATTCTTCTTATTTCCCTGATGTTCATGGAGAAAATTCATGAACTCGTTTCTCTCTTCAAAATCCTTTTCTAAAAGTGCGGTAACAAACTCCTCATCCGCATGAAAGGTATTGCTCCCAACAGACTTGTTTAGAAGATACTGTTTGCTGCGAACCATAAGTACAAGATTCTTCAAACTTAGTCCCGTATGTTCCTCAATAGGGATTTTAATTTCCACACATTGTACCTCTTCTTCATATTCTACCAGCCCCCACTGCACCAATTCGGAAAATACCAATTCTCCCATTTTTTCATCTGCAACCTCCACCTCTGCTTCCCGGTTTACGGTGCATTCTCCAATCTGGTAGGCACAGCTTGGGACACCCAGGTACTTTGCCTTTTCTCCTATAATTTCAGATACTGCCTTTACTACGTCTTTTCTGTTTTCTGCATTTGTTTTAATCTTCATAAACTTCTACCTCCGTTTTTTTTGGTACTACATAAATCACTCTAAACGGGTGTAAAGTCAAGACAATTCCCCATCTTTTATAAAGCTGTTTTATCGGCTCCACTTTCCTTTTTCAGTTCTGCATATTTCATTTCCCAGCCGCCTCGTATAACGGAAACCCTTTCCATCGAACCAGCCTGCTCCATATAACGGTTCACTATCACATCTGCATATTTCTCGTCCAATTCAATCATGTAGCAGATGCGGTTCGCCTGTTCGCAGGCAATGAGCGTGGATCCGGAACCGCCGAACGGATCCAGTACAATACAGTTGCTCATACAGGAATTCTGCACCGGATATGCCATTAATCCAATAGGCTTTGTCGTTGGGTGATATTGGGATTTGCTGGGGCGGTCAAATTCCCAGATGGTAGACTGCTTCCTATCAGAATACCAATTGTGCTTCCCACCCTTCTTCCAGCCAAACAGTATCGGCTCATGCTGCCATTGGTAAGGACTTCTGCCAAGAACCAGACTCTGTTTCTTCCAAATACAGGTACCGGAAAGATAAAAACCAGCCGCCTTGAATGCCTTCCTGAAATTCAAGCCCTCCGTATCCGCATGGAATACATAAATGGATGCATCCTGCTCCATACTCTGTTCCATGTTCACGAAAGCAGCAAAGAGGAAGTTATAGAAGGAATCGTTATCCATATTGTCATTTTGGATACTCCCGGCAGTTCCTTCATAATTAACATTATAAGGTGGGTCGGTTACCACAAGATTCGCTTTCCTACCCTCCATCAACAAATCGTAGGTTTCAGGCAGGGTGGAATCACCGCAGACAAGGCGGTGTCTCCCAAGAAGCCATACGTCTCCCTGTTTTGCCACCGCAGGCCTCTGCAGCTCTGCTTCTACATCGAATTCATCTTCCGTAATCTTCTTATCATGTACGGAATTGAATAACTGCTCAATCTCCGGCGGCTCAAAACCAGTAAAGGCTATATCGAAATCGGAATCCTGTAAGTCTTTAATCAAATCCGCCAGCAGTTCCTTGTTCCATTCGCCTGTAATTTTATTCAGGGCAATATTGAGTGCCTTTTCCTTCTGCTTATCTACACAAACAACAATGCAGTCAATCTCCTCATAACCCAGATCCTTTAGAACTGTCACCCTCTGATGTCCGCCAATAATGGTCATGTCCTCATTGACAATCACAGGCTCAACATAGCCAAACTCTGTGATGGAGTTTTTGATTTTCTCATACTCTTTATCGCCTGGCTTTAACTTTTTCCTCGGATTGTAGCCAGCAGGAACCAGACTGTCTATTTTAAGCCGTTTAAATTCCATCTTCCTCTTCCTCCCAAAACCGATCTTTGATGTAGCAGTTATGGCTACAGTATTTACGTTTCTTGTTCCCATAGAAGTCAAATGCTTTCCCGCAATAGGAACAAGTTAGATGATAGACAGCAGTCTCCTTTTTGTTTACAGATTCTGGATGCAGCTTCCACCATTCCCTGCGGCATTTCTCTGTGCAAAACTTTTTTGGTCTGCCCGTAGAAGGCTGGTTGATTACATTTCCGCAAAAAATACACGCACAGCCATTTTGCATCTGCTCCCTGATATTTAATTTGGTAACTGATCCATAACCAGCCACTCCTTTGGACTTGCAGTAATTCCTCACAATATCTCTGGACAGTCCAAGCACCGAAGCAATTGCCCGGTAACCCATGCCTTTCATCCGAAGTTCCCATATGGAAGCTGCCTGTGCATCTGTCATCTTTCTCATCCTTTCTAAATACAAAAAGAGCCGAAAACTATCATTTTTTAATAGTTTTCTGGCTCTAAAATACAGAAAAAACTGTACTTTTTGGCAAAACAACAAGATATTATTTTGCGAAAAATACAGTGCTTCAACTAATATTCCGTGGGGATTTCCCGTGTGCCACCTATCCCCCTTGTTTAATTCTGCGAAAATTCACGTAAAGGGGGGCGGCGGTCTTCCGGTAACTGCTTCCTGGAGATTCAACTCCCCCTCCCTCTTCCGTCATTTCCCTGCCGAATACTGTAAACTGCACAACGAACTGGGATAATCTTTGTATAAGTTATACCTCCGAATTAACTGGATAATCTCTGCCGTATCCTTTAACATGGCACTACCAAAAACAAAAGGAGATTACGCTTATGCAGACGAAAAAAATGAAAGTCCACTACTCTTGGGGAACCAGGACAACCACACCCAAAATCCAGATGGAAGGCAAATGGCTGGAATCACTAGGATTCCACATCGGAGACGCCATCGAAGTTGCTTTCGAAGAAAACTGTATTCGCATTACACCTGCACCTCAGCTCTCTATGGTATGTGAATCTCAGCCGGAATATCCATCTGATTCCAAAGGAAGGAAACAAAGAATCTGTCAATAACGGTATACCTGATATCTATCCTCAGTTATAGTCTTGACATCATGGCAATGCTTACATAATGCCTGCCAATTCCCTTCATCCCAGAACAATATCTCGTCCCCTCGGTGTGGAATGACATGGTCAACTACGGTTGCTTTTACAAATTTCTCTTCTTTCTTACACTGTACGCACAGGGGGTGGGATTTTAAATATCTCGTCCTCGACTTTTTCCACTTTGAGTTGTAGCCTTTTTCTGTTGTTGTTCTGGCTTCGGCTTTATGCAGCAGCTTGTGTTTCTCGCAGTAACTTGTGCCATATGGTACCAAACTTGCACACCCAGGATGCTTACATGGTGTATTTGGTCTTCTCGGCATAACTGTTCCTCCCTCGTGCAATATCACCCTCTGGTACATGCGAATACGTAAAAGAATGAAAGATGTATCCAGCCAGCAAAAAAGGAGCAGTTTCCCGCTCCGATAGTTTTTGATATCCTAATCATAGCACATAGTTTTTAAACTGTCAGTCTACTCTTAGTCTACTTTCAGTCTACCAGTTACAGCGGAATTTTGGGCATAGCCTTAACCATCCCTGTTTTCCTCAATAATACCCAACAGCAGCCGACACTATGCCGACTGCTGGTCTTTAATTATATTCTTGATACACACCAATTTGCACCTGCAAGGCTCTTGTAATATTTTCCATCACTTCCCCATCGGTAATCTCGCCATGCTTCTCCATTAGATCCTTCTTATCAATAGTTACTACTTGTTCCGCTAATACCATGCAGTTTCTGGTAAGCCCCTGCCCACAGCCATATGACAGCAGTACATGAGTGGGAAGAAACGGTTTCTTTCTTTTCGTGGTAAGCGGAACTACCGTAATGACTGGGGAATAGGTGTTTGCTTTATTATTACTGACCACCACAACTGGGCGGATACCACTCTGCCTGTTACTATCTATGTTCATACCAAAATCCACATAATAAATCTCGCCTCGTTTACACATATCTTTCACCCTTTCTTAACTTAAAATATAAGTCTCTATCTGCTTGTCCCTGGCCAGATACATGATTTCCAGTTCCTTTATCGCCTTTTTCCTGCACTTACCCACCATCGCCCGGCTGATATTGTATTTCCCTGCCAGCTCATCCCATGTCATTTCCAACATCACCATATCAGTAATCAATCCGGAAAGATAACCGGAAAGATTGGATATGGCATATTCAAAGTAATCGATTTCCTCTTTTAACATCATGTGGCTTTGAAAGATGTAATCGTACCACTCGTCATTCATCCGCTCCATCTTCTGCCGGAAAGCTACAGCAACACGGGCGGTCTTATCGGACACCCCGCTTGTCTGTACCCTTTCCCCTTCCAAATGTGAATACATCATGGAGCTAATCATCTCCTCCTCATTGATTCTCTTAAAATGATTTAAGTCAAAGGATAAGGCTTTCAGTTCCATCTGCATCTGCGGATATTCTCGCATAATTTTTTCTATCTTTTCACTCATCACCTATCCTCCAATCCTGATTTTTACTGCTTCGATGAGAGCCTGCTGCCCGGCATTCTTGTTTTCTAATGCCTTCATAACATCCTCGTCATGAGTGCCTTTCGTAATGATGTGCTGCAATATTACAGTGTTTTTCTGCCCCTGTCTCCAAAGCCGGGCATTTAATTGCTGATATAGTTCCAATGACCATGTTAGACCAAACCATATGATGGTGGAACCGCCTTCCTGAAGATTCAATCCATGTCCTGCCGATGCCGGGTGAATCAATGCCACTGAGATTTTTCCGGCATTCCAATCTTCAATGTCTTTTGATGTATCAATCATCCGTACATCAAATCGTTTCTGAATCCGCTCTCTATCATGCTGATACCAGTAAGCCACAAGCAGCGGTTTCCCATTGACTGCTTCAATCAAATCCTCCAGAGCATCCAGCTTCTTATCATGGATATGGATCACATTTCTGTCATTATCATAAACTGCCCCGTTTGCCATCTGAACCAGTTTTCCAGAAAGGGCAGCTGCATTGACTGCATCCAATTCTTTTCCACCAACAGTCACTACCATATCTTTTTGAAACCGTTCATAGATATCTACTTCTTTCTCGCTCATAACAACCTCAATCCGATTGCTGATTAGTTCCGGCATATTAAGATAATCAACCGCCTTCATGGAAATAGTCATATCGGAGATCAGTTCATAGATTTTTTCCTCCGCTCCCTCTCTCGGTTTGTAGGAATAGATGATTTCCCGGTTTCTCTTATCCGGTACGAAGAATCGTTCCCTGTAGGCTCCAATGAATCTTCCAAGTCTCTGCCCCATATCAAGGATGCCAATCTCTGCCCACAGATCCATTAAATTCCCCGGTGTTCCGGTTAGTCCTAAAACTCGGCAGGCTCTTGGCCGCTGTTTCCTAAGAGCCCTAAACCGCTTCGCCTGATGGGATTTAAATGAAGACAGTTCGTCAATGACTACCATGTCAAAATCCCACTGGTAGTTCTCACACAGCCATACCACATTTTCCCGGTTGATGATATAGAGAAACGCTTTTTTGCCAAGAGCGGCTTTCCTCTCTTTCTCCGAACCCACCACTACGGAAGCGGTAAGTCCGGATAGATGCTCCCATTTACGAAGTTCTGTCGGCCAGGTATCCCTTGCCACCCTGAGCGGTGCGATAATAAGTATCTTCCCAACTTCGAATGAATCCAGTACCAGATTCCACAATGCCGTCAGTGTAATTACTGTCTTGCCGAGCCCCATATCAAGAATAAGGCAGCTGGTCGGATGTTCTATGATAAAGTCCGTGGCAATTACCTGATAATCATGTGCTGCATATCTCATCCAAGATCCCTCCAATCATCTCTTTGTTGTCTATCACATAAACTGAAAACCCTAACACACGAAGCTGCCTTGCCCTAAGTTCCTGTAAGGGACGCAGTTTTTTTCCAGGAGCCTTCACTTCCACAAAACAAGCTGCACCATTTTGGAACAAGAGTAATCTGTCCGGCACCCCATCGAACCCCGGGGATACAAATTTGACCGCCAGACCACCACGCTCTTTTACCTGATTTACAAGGACTTTCTCCACTTCTTTCTCTCTCATCACTGCCTCCTCTCTGGAACAAGAAATAGAACGAGCTTTGTTTTTCCCTTATATACGCATATACGCACTTGTAGGTATGCACCCAGTTTTTTATTTTTATTTTTCACATCTCTATAGAATGATTTCTTGTTCCCTTGTTACAAAATACTCCTAAAGTCAATATCTATACGGTTTCCCATCAGAAACACCTATCAGAACATCCACTATGCCTGTTCCTCTTGTTCCCGTTCATAGGCTCGCTGTTTGCCATAAATCGGGAAGATCTCCTGTCCGGTTTTCGTCCTTGTGTACTTCTGCCAGCCTTCAATCTTCCGTATAATGCCGGATAGTTCATAGGAATCGGTCTTTCTCAAAGTGGAAGAATCCTTATTAAAGCATTCACACCAGATTTCCATATTGCAGACCAGCTTCCTCCTGACTATTCCTTTCGATTTAGGAGTCCCAAACTCACTACCGTTTAAATAATTTCTTCTGTCATACAGGCTCATCTCAGTCCAGTTTTCTGGAAGCAGAGTATCAAGATAGCTGCGAATTAGCCCCTCCCTGTCATCGGACTCCATTGCATCTGCCTGCTGCTGTACTGCTGCCATAGCTTCATCGCCTTCTAAAAACAACTTTTCTCCTGCATGATAAAGTACCAATACTTCTGCCCAAATCTGCTCCACTTCCTCTTTAGTCATCTGCCAAGGTTTCTTTGCGCACTCACCGCTTACCCGCACAGGCCAGAAACGGCGGTTTCCCGTAATGTCACGCAGGAAACCACCCTCAGAATTAGTGCTTCCCACCACAATGCATTGTCTCGGATGGTTCTCCACCGTCACACCATAACTGGCTCGAAACTTATCATCCACACGGGAGATGAAAGACTTAACCGTTTCCACATCGGTTTTCTTCATTCCTGCAAGTTCTCCCAATTCCAAAATCCAATAACCCTGCAGTTTCTCTGGTCCTGATTTATCCCTCATATCCGTAAGGGTCAGACTATCGGAAAACCAGCCCCCAGCTAATTTGCTAAAGAAGGTTGATTTACCGATGCCCTGTGGACCATTTAAAATCAGCACACTGTCAAACTTCGTCCCCGGACGGTAAATCCGAGCTGCTGCCGCTGACAGTGCTTTTCTGATAACCGCTTTACTGTAGGCATTATCCTCCGCTCCCAGGTAATCAATCAACAGACGATCAATTCTGGCTGTCTTATCCCATTCTGGAAGCCCTCCCAGATACTCTGCAATCGGATGATACGCACGTTTTGCGGCTACCGCAACAACAGCATCCTTTGTCTTCGCCGGAGAATACACCCCATACAAATGGTTCAGATACACCTTGAGTGCTGCATAGTCAGAGTCGCTCCATCCGAGTTTCATCTGATCCCATGGCAATCCTTCTCCAGCATCAATGCTGTCACGATGGCGGTTAAAGGCAATGCTTTGGAGATTCTCATCATTAGATAAGATAATCACGATGTTTTCCAAAGTGTCTTTTACCCGTCCCCGCCTATCCAATTCCAGCTCTGTCTGCCAGCTATCATCACTGGTAAACTCTAAAGTCGCCTTTGTTTCCCTTTCCTTCGCAAGTGTCAGCTTCACCTTCTCATCAGTAATAGCAAACTCGCTCATTGCTTTAAAAGATGGTAATTTAGCTGCTTCCGTATCCTCTCCAGCACGAGAATCTTTCTCACCAAACTTATGGATTCGCACCACATCAAAAGCATTCATCAGTTTTCCACAGGCTGGGTCAGTAGCGTGGTGAGAAAAGGCATACTTGTCTTCGTAAATCACTACTCCGGCCTGGGAGTCAGCTGGAATATAGTCAAATCTTCCCGGAAGTACACTCTTTTCATATACATCCGAGAGGAATGTATGAATCGTCTCCTCCATCCCATAGGTTCTGCAGAACACTCCTACAATGCCCTCTTTGCCAAGCGGATCTGCCTGTTTCTTCATATCCCTCTGCACAATCTCCTGTTGCCTTTTGGAAACAGGCCATTCCGATGAGTCGTGCCAATCTTTGTATTTGCCAAGCACCGTATCTGGTTCAAGTAATTCTCCCTCAATCTCGTGAAAGATAAATTCCCCATCAGCAGATGTACTCGGCCAGTACATCAGCCGGCTTGGCTCATATGTGGTGTCATCGAATAATTCCATACCGACTTCCTCAGCTATTTTTCTTGCTGCCGCCATATATTCATCCGGTGTCACCTCACGGGCTAAAGGGATGATGAGCCTGAGTCTCGGCTTTTCCGGTGTATGTTTGTGGGTGGAATACAAAAAACACTGGAAGGAAAAGAACATCTCAATCTGCTCGATAATATCCCCCGTGGCATAATCCATATCCAGCGTCAAACCGGAACGAGAGATTACATTTGATTTCTTCCTCCTGCCACCTTTTAGCTTTCCCAGAACAAAGCCACCTACATCTTTAATCGCATCCTGCTTTGCCTTCGGCAGCTTCTTATACTGTTCCACTGTTTCTGCGGTGCGGATAGTCACAGCAATCCTATCTTTAAAATCCTGAAGTTCTATCTCGCTGCCATTCCACTTCTTCTCCATACGGGAATTGCCCGTTGATACAAATATCTTCATCGTTTCTTTCCCCCTAATCCTTTTTATAAAAATCACATTCATAACCATCTGCCCGAAGCAAAAGCCCATCTGTCCATTCAGGTGCTTCTGCCATTATGCTGCAGACCTCTTCCACGTTAGTAACACCATACGGAACCTCAAGCACCACTTCATCGTGGATATGCATCACAATCTCAAATCCGGCTTTCTGCAGCCTAAGCATCGCAAGAGCCAACAAATCTCGGCTGACTGCCTGTACAATATTCTCGGTCAGCTTCGGACCATAGGTATCAATCCGCAGCCACTTCTTATTTTCACCGATGCCCTCGTAGGTGATTCCTTCCCTGCCAAATTTATTTAATGCTATCCTTGGTTTCACATAGGATAGCATTCTACCAGAAGGAAGCGTTATTAACAGGAGACCGGATTCGTAATGGAAAGCCACCCTGCCAACCCTTGTTTCGATTTTCTCCCGTAATGCAGTCATAGCGGCTGCATCTACATCCCACCAGAACTTTGTAATATGAGGATTTGCCGTCCGCCACTGCCGCACAAGCTGTGGCAGTTCTTCTTCCGTCAGTCCCATATCCAAAGCACCCATTGAAGTAAGCGCCCCTACCGCCCCGCCATATCCAAGAGCCAGTTCTGCAATCTTACCCTTCTGCCGAAGGGAGGAGCCTTTGGTGATTTCCTCAATCGGTACACCAAACATGGCAGAAGCCGATGCCTCGTAGATTTTCCCATGTGTGGAAAATACCTCCATCCTCCATGCCTCTCCAGATATCCACGAAAGCACCCTCGCTTCAATTGCTGAGAAATCGGCTACTATAAACCGGCTGCCTGGCTTTGGGATGAAGGCGGTTCGTATCAGTTCCGACAGAACTCCGGGGGTGGAATCAAAGAGCATCTCTACTTCCTCATACCATCTCTTTTTTACGAGGTCACGGGCAAGAGACAAATCAGGCAAATGGTTCTGCGGCAGATTCTGCACCTGAACCAGTCTGCCTGCCCACCGTCCGGTACGGTTTGCGCCGTAAAACTGCAGCAGACCATGCACTCTGCCATCCGAACAGACACTTCGTTCAATGGCTTCATACTTTTTGATTGATGTCTTTGACATCAGAAGCCTTAATTTCAAGACCTCAAAGATCTCCCCATCGGTTTCTGACAACAGCCCTTTTACCGATTTCTTATCAAGGCTTTCTGTCTCCAACCCCTGTTCCGAAAGCCAGTTCTTAATCTGTGCCACAGAATTGGGATTCTCCAGCCCAGTCAATTCATAAGCACGTTTCGTAACAGCATTTTTATACTGTAAGTTGCACTCCACTGCATGTGCCACAAGCTCCTTATCCACTAACACTCCCCTGTCATTGATGGACTGATCCAGAAGATACAGTTCCCTCTCACTTTCTGGTATCGGATATTTATTTAGTTTCTTTCGAATCTGCCGTTCCACATCTACGTCCCTGATACAATATGTCTTAAACAGACTCCACTTGTTCGGGGAATGTTCCGGCAGATTCCTTGTCCTGCCGCCATTTAATTTCGTTGGTTTACAGGGTATGGAAAAGTAGCGAATCAACTCTTTTCCTTCGCTCATCTTCTGCTTGGAAAGCCCCAGCGCTGCACCCACACCTTCCAATGAGAGTGGAAGGGCGAGCATGGCTGACTGAACCGCTGTACACTGCCACCCTTTGCTTGAAAGTGGAATGTCAAGATGCCGTGATAGGCAGATACGTTCAAATGCAGCATTAAATGCAGTCTTAATAACCTCCTTATCTAATAAGGCATCCATCACTTCTTCTGGCAGTTCCTCTCCAGAAGCCAAATCCACAATCTGTATCTCCTCCTCATCGAAGGCATATGCGAACAGCAATATTTCAAAGTTAGAGCTGTCTGCATATGCATAAACACCACACTTAATCAAATCCACATCGCTGAAAGTTTCTATATCAATTGATAATTTTTTCATTTAAGCCCAACCTTTCTAAGATTCTTATGTATTGGCGGTGGCTGAGCACCACCTTTTTCTTTATGACAGGAAATCGTCATCATCCATACTGTCAAAATCATCTGCTGCATTGGTTCTGCCGCCCAGAGACTCACCGTCACGAAGTTTCTGGATATTGCCAAGTCCTGCTGCAATGCCACGATTACCATTCGAGTTATACCCATAAAAGGTAACGCTCACCCTGCCGTAACAGCCGGAATATACATCGGACTGATCCAGAATAGGCTGGACTGACTTGTCCACCACCTGGGGCGCCTGCCTGCTGTTTGCATTGAAGAAATAACTGTCAGCATAAGCTTCATCATCTGGTCTGTCGATATCACCGTCACGGAGCGGCAACTTCAGGTTGGCAGGAATTTTGCCGCCCCATTTAGATACAGACTCTTTCTTTGCCACTTCAACCGCTGCCTTAATGACTTCAATAGTCTTGGTATCGCTCTTCGGTATAATGGCAGATACGCTATACTTCGGCTCACTGCCATTAACTGAATTCGGCTCCCAACAATTGAGATAGGAAAAACGACAGGGAACGATTACTTTTGTTTGACTTGTATTATTATTCATGATTGTTAACCTCCATAAAATCCGCTTCAGCGGTTGCTTGACAAATTGCTTCACGTTTATCAGTTTCCGGCACCAGTGTAATTTTGCCCTGTGGCTTGTAAACCAGATGCCCTAAGATACGGGCAAATTCTTTCTTGCCCATGAGTTTCTCCATCTCGGTTATACCAATTAGAGCACTCTTATAAATATCAGCATATCCAGCTGCTTTTGCTGCCTCTCCAACTTCTTCTTCTGAAGAATACTTACGGTTGCTCCTGCCTTCCACCAATTTAAAACCTGACCACTCTTTGCCGTGAGTAATGGCTTCATTCTGTGCATAAGCGTATACATCGGATGCCCATTTGGAGAGTTCATCTGACACCTTAAGTACTTCTGCCATCTCCTCATCATTAAGAAGATCCGGCTTCCGGAATTCCATCTGTGCCAGTTTCAAAAATTCCTCGGTTCTTGCCCGGCACTGATTACGAGCTTTACAAAACCTACACCAAGAGCCAGAAGAAAATTCACCATTTCCGGCAAGTGCCATCGCAGCCTTTAGCTTTAATTCTGATTCGCCCCACTGCTTTAAATCAGAGGTACTGATATCCCAGGTGCTGGAATTGTTAAGCCGTGGCTGAAAGATAGTAAGGCGTACCATCTCAATATCAAAGAGCAGTTCAGCCATCCATAAAACTCCAAGACCATAAATCATCAGCTGCGGGTTCTCTTCGGCATAAACAGGTACTCCTTTTCCCAGCTTTAAATCTATGATATGAACCACCTTATCGGTAATCACTACCATATCTGCCGTACCGAAGCATCCGGCAACATACTCTGAAACATCCACTCGGAGTTCCACCGAAAAAACGGGATCCCTGCAAATCCGTCTGGCTTCCTCAATCTGCTCTATGACAAAAGCCAAATACTCCTCCACCGCTTCCACCAGTTCATCTGAATAGTAGTTCGACACCGGACGTCTGCTTCTTAGCTTCAAATGCTTTTTAATGAGGTGTTCTGCCAAGTCATGTCCGGCAGTTCCTTCTGCAGCGTACTGGCTTTCCTCATCTTTGAACTGCTCTCCCAGGAATAAGGAGGGAGGGCAGTTCATATACTGTTTGGCAGACGATGGAGAAAACCGAGCATGAGCGCTCATTATAATACCTCCGCTTCCTGCAGAAGGTTTGAGTAATCTTCTGGCTTAACCCCTGAAAGCTTCCCTGCATCATATTTCATCAGCAGAGCCTTAACTTCATGTGTTTTGCCTTCCTGACTCTTAGCTGCAAGTACTGCTCTAACTTCCTCAATCGTTACTTCCTTTTTTGCTTTCTCATTCTTTGGAGTTGTCTTTTTTTCAGTTTTCTTAGCCGGAACATTCACTTCTGCTAATCCCCTGCATCCGGCTGCCAGCTGCTCGAAATGCTCTGCCATTTCTAAATAAATCTCACTCATTGCAAACCATCCTCTCTCTTTTAATCAAACAGCACACCATTCAGTGCTGCTGCAAAAGCATCATCAATCCTGTCATCAATGCTCATTGTTTCCGGGTAAATACGGTTGATGTCCATGTCATAGCAACGAACAGGGATTTGATGCTTTTTAGCGGCTTCCACTTCATACTGCATCCCTTTGCTCAGCCTGTTTCCAACAATCCATATCATGTCGCAGGACTTCAGCAGCTCCGCACCCATTGTGATGCCAAGGATTCTTTCTTCTGGATTGTTATCATCCAGAAATTGAGGAAACACCAAATGAGGAATGACCGGTACATAGCCGCATTTTGCCGCATGTCGTCCGAACTTCCGTGCTAATTTGGTGTTTCTCTCGATATCCCCACGATATGGGGAACAAATAAATACTTTTTTCATGTTGTTTACCTTCCTTTCATTCGACTCTGCATTGGCCGTGTGTTTATTTATTTCGCAAGTTTTTGATATTGGCTTTGACCGTAGGCGCGAAGCATTCCTTCCAATACATCCTTCTGGTATTCATCCGCTACACTCATCAGATCCTGTAATGTCTGTATCTGCTCAATGCTAAAGAGATTCTTATGCGGATAATACCAGTCGGCAAGTTTTACTCCTCCACCATTTCCTCGGCTCGTTTCCAAAGGGTAATCAATCGTAAGTACCAATATGTCGTTACGGATTGTTCTGTCCGTCACTCCAAATTCACGAGCCATGTTCTGCATATTCTCTTGTCTTCTTGCAGCCAGGATTTTCATAATCTCAGCTCTTCGCTCATTAGCACTCACGATTGTCACCTCCCCTCTTCTTGCTTGTCCTTAATGTAAATGGTAAATAGGAAGGGTATTTTCCTATTTGAAAATGTTTTGAAATAAATTTTCCTATTTTTTGAATATAAAAAGCCTGGCGAATAGCTTTAATAAGCTACCCGTCAGGCTTGTATGTCACATCCGCATCATGCTCTGTACAGAATAATTATTCAATCTTCTGAATCCCAATATTTGACTTGCATTTCCTACATTTTAGATAATAATCTGCTCGCCATCTATTAACTAATGGACTTTCATTTCTGCCAATTACTTTCATCTTCGTTGTAACCATGTTATCAGTATCTGCAATGCGTGCACTACACACAGGACACTTCAATTGAACTTTCAT